GACATATTTCAAGGCTTTGACATTTTTAAATGAGCTGTAATCGTTGCTGGACACACTGTTAGGCATGAACAGTCATAATCGCATTGAAATTTATATTGAAATTACAAATTTTAGTTGCATGAAGTCAATAATTGTGATAAAATATTGTCTGTTCGTAAGACGCCGGCATGTCGGAATGGCAGACGATGCAGACTCAAAATCTGTTGGGCGCAAGCCCGTGTGGGTTCAAGTCCCACTGCCGGCACTATTTGCAAACCCCCGTAAATCCAAGATTTTCAGTAAAATCAAGGGTTTGCGGGGTTTTTATTTGCCATAAATCTTTCAAAAAATTAAAGAAATTAGGGTAGTTTTAAGAAAAATTTGCCCAAGATTTGCCCAAGACTTTAGCTGAGCGTTTGAATGTATTGACTGGCAAATTCCATCATATCTCTTTCTTTGTCAGCCTGAGCATGGCGGTACACTCTCTTCATGACATTGTCAGAACTCCAGCCACCGGCACGCATGATATAACTGTCAGGTATGCCAAGTGAGTGAGCCATAGAAGCGTAGTAGTGCCTTAAGTCATGGAACCTAAAATGAGGCAAGCCTATACGCTTCTGTAAGGCCGACAGATTATCCCACAGGTTAGTTGGATATCCTGCATAACCCTTGCCCTGAGCACGGAGCAGGTCTGCCGTGTAATCGTCTACATATATCTTCCGTGTAGACTCATCCGTTTTGGCGAAGTTCTTGAGTACAAGCTTATTGTCTTTATTCTTGACAATGGACTTGTTGATAGCCAGCATATTTCCCTCAAGATCATCGGCAGTCACAGCACATACTTCAGACCGTCTCATACCATATACTCCTAGACGCAGAGCTAATTCATACGATGTACCTTTGGAAGCTTCGAGTATCTTCTTTATGTCGTCGTCAGTCGGCTCGTATGGCACATAGCGCTCACCGAGCGGTAAAGTGGTAGTGAGCTTAAGGTCCGGACGGTACATAGCCACGATAGGCGATATAAAGCCGTGGTAATTCTTTACCGTCTTGGCTTTTCTTATCAAGGCTATCCTGTTAATTTCTGCCTGTACATCAGCAGATGACAAAGCCTTCATTGGAATGCTTAAAAATGCTTCACTCATTGAGCGCACCATAGCATTATATGAGCGCACAGTTGACGGAGAGAGGACGTTTTCCTTGAGTGCTATATATTGCAAGGCACAATCCTTAAAAGTGCCCTGTACGGCGCCGGAAGGGCTTTCAACATATATCTTAGAAAATACCTCATCAATTTCCCGCTTGCTTGGCAGATGGTCGAATAGAATACGATGCATATTTCCGTTAATCATCTTACGGACTCGGTAGCCGTTACCTCTTTTTTCGATTTTCATGATAACCCTCCTTTTGTTTTTATTCTCTGAAACGCATAAAATTTTGTGATATAATATTAATGAGTTAAGAATTGAGTTTAACTCGTTCTCCACTCGGTTTTTGTTTTAATCTTGAACTCCTTATCAAGTTAAACCCCTTTAGCAATCCTTTCTCATACAAAAAACGCACCGGCAGCCTCCTCTGTCAGTGCGTTTTTTGTATCTAATAACACCTCTTACAGGGAGTAAGCCCCATTTTCTTGGCATCATCTAAAGATATTTGTTTCGGATTTTCCATATTGCTACAATTTGAATTTCTGTGATATCTACTTCCACCATCTACATACCACACCATATCAGCCTTATTGTTATCAGATTGCGCATTACTGTTGTCAGCCTGTACATTACTGTTGTCAGCCTGTACATTACTGTTATCAGCCTGTACATTACTGTTGTCAGATTGTGCATTACCATTACCAACTTGGGCATTATCTGCACTCTCAGGAGCTGTTTGCAATGATGGCAGCGCATCATTACTCGGCTGGGCCTGCTGCTCAACATCTGATTTAGCTGTCTTTTGCTCGTATTTATCTTGCGCACTTCCGATCCAATGCCATAGTCCGATGCAGATTATGATAATTACAATGAGCATTATTAGGTTCGTGTGGTCTTTCTTGACCTTGACCGGCTGAGGCGGTATGTATTGGGGCGGTATGTATTGGGGTGGTGCTGTATACCTTGGCGGTGTAGCTTGTCTTACTGGCTCCGATAGTGGCTGACCGCATACAGGACAGAATGCTTCGTGCTTAGAGTTTACAGTCCCACAGCAAGGACATGTGTCAGAGATTATCTGCCTAGTCCTTGTAGTCTGTTGACGATTAGAACCGGAACTGCTGCCACCGGAAACACTCTGATAATATAATCCGGTACCGGGAGCACCAACTGAGGTTGTGCGCCTACCGGAAGAATTAACTGTATAATGCACGCCTTTACTGCCAAAGGTCATGCCAACACTCTTCTTATTGACATTAAACTTTACACCAGGAGCAATCTTGAAGCTCTTTCTAAATCTCATTCCCATGATTATCACCTCATTTCAAGGATTCCCAACGGCTCGAAGTATATCACATAATTATTATATGTTGTGAACTTGCCGTATTTATCACGGTAGTAGTCTATTGCATTCTGCAAAAACTCCTCAGTCACATTCAGACAATCAGCTATCTCGTAGCGATTGCGGCAGCCTTGCTTATACGCATTTACAATGTCACTGAATTTAATCATATAATAATATGCCCACACTCGGGCGCGTCTTTCTTGTTTGCGGTTGGCGGCAGAGCTCTGGTCAATTATATCACCCGATGTAGTAACGTGATGTCCAAGCTCCTCTGCCAGTACGCACGACTTGTCAATGTTATCAAGACTCTTATCGATAGCAATAACGCTATCACAGTATAGACCTTTGAGCCGAGTATCTGACAAGTCAAAGTTTTCAGTTACAATCACATGATGCCTGTCAGCATCATCTAGCAGTTTTTCGTAATTTGTCAAGTGCAACACTCCTTTTTGCCTGTTGTACAATTTTAATGGTCCAATAAAAAGGACAATCACTTTCTACTTGCTTTTACAAATGCTGCAAATTCTCTAATCTTATCAAGCTCTTCGGCTGTATATTCGTCACCGTCAAAGTGAGCTGCGATAGTTGTATTACTATCATCAATACCAAGAAGCTCGTCAGCTGATACGTTAAGCAAGTCAGCTATCTTTTTAATTGTGAGGACATTAGGCTCTCGCCCTCCACTTTCATATAGAGAGTATGTAGATTTGGCAACACCGATTTGTTCAGCCACTTCTTTTTGAGTATAACCCTTATGCTCTCGAGCTTTTTTTAGGTTTTCATTAAATTTTTCGCCCATATATATGTAACCTCCTTATGTCTTGATTATAAAATCCTACAACATTACTGTCAATAAAAAAGTTTGCAAAAAGCAAAGAAAATACTTGACAAGTTTACAATAAGCAATTATATTATAATCAGAGTTTGCGAAATGCAAACAATACATGAAAGGAGAGACGAAAATTGTTCAGAAATTTAGACGCAGAGCAAGCTAGAAATGGATTGACTAATTCAGATGTTGCCGAGAAGATAGGACTTTCAAGAGTATCCTATGAGAACAAAAAGAAGTCAGGTAAATTCACAACTCTTGAGATTAAAGCATTGCTGAAATTATTCAAATGCAAATTCGATTATCTCTTTGATACGAAAGAGGGGTGAGAAGCTTGCCAAGAGTCAGAGCATTAACCTACCCGGCAAGGGTAGTGGACAAAAGAAAAGTCCTTGCAAAGAAGTGTAAGCTCCGGCTTGCTGAGTGTGGAGTCCGGCAGAAAGAGATAGCAAAAAAGCTTGGTATGTCGGAGGCGGCAATGAGTACACAGCTCAGTGGGAAATTGAGCATAGAGACACTCATAGCCATCGCGGATATGACGGACTGGACAGCAGAGGAGCTGGGCAAGGCAATTAAAAACTAAATATGTAAATTATTCGAGCATTCAGTAGAGGGGCGCTATTTTATTTCCTTTTGTAAATTTTTCGATTTAATTGCGTAAGTGTATTTTGATTTTGTTGCTTTTTGACATACCTCTTGTTACTACGCGCCCCTCTACTGAGTGCTCGGGGAAGGAGAAAGCATGAGAAAGAAGATATACGAGACGCTCGGCTATGTCGGCCTTGCTGCAATCATGGTCGGAGCGTGCCTCATCCGGTACAGATACGGACAAGTACTCTTACCACTGGGACTGCTGCTCACTATTCCATGTCTGGTGACAGAACATGAGAATGATTAGTGGATGCAAGCCGGGCACAAGTGGACAGAAGTATCAGAGTGCTGGCGAATATCTCACGGGGACAGTAAAAAAGGCTAAGCCAAAAACCTGTAAGACTTTCGCTGAATTATTGGAAAATGAGAGCAAAAAAATAGAATCCTCGACCGACCAAAGCTAAGGATTCTATAAAGGGAAAAATCAAATAGATTTTTTTAATTGTAACATGGTTTTAGAGATTATTCAATGGAGCTGATTATGATTTTAAGAAAATGCAGACAATGCGGATGCGCTATGGATCCGGGAGAGGGCGTTAACGGAATATGCGAGGATTGCGTTAGGCAGTCGAAAATATTGAAGACCAGAGCCGGACAGCTTGAAGCGCTTGTTAAATGTACGGATTATAAGCAGATGAGCATCAGTGATTTGGAAGCGAGCTAATACAGAAAGGAAAAAGAATGGCAAGAGAGAAAGAAATAAGGGAGACCCTCGAAAAGACAATGAAGATTAATGAGGGCAGTTCATATAGCACACCATTTGTTCAATTTGAAATATCTGGCGGATATGTCAACAACCTGTGCGTTACCGTATATCCCAATGGATGGCACGGACTGAGTGATACCGATGCGGACATGTACACGGTTTACTTAGATTCATTTGATGATGACGAATACAGAAAGATGCACGAGGAATTAGACAGACTTATCAGAGAAAAGGAGAAAAAATGTTAGAAGTACAAATTGTAAGGAATAACGGAACTATAGATTTTAATTTTGAGGACATCAAGGATGCTCTTGCATCAGAGCTCGAGCTTTACAAGAACTTGGTCTTCACGGAAGACACAAAAGCAGATGCAAAGAAGACCGTAGCAGAGCTTAGGAAGCTCAAGAAGCAGATCAGTGACAAGAGGATAGAGGTCAAAAAGCTCTACATGCAGCCATACACAGACTTTGAAGCAAAGGTTAAGGAACTGGACAAGCTTATCAATGAACCAATCACTTTTATCAATGAGCAGATTGACGCATTCGAGCAGAAGCGCATCGAGGAAAAGAGAGAGCTTATCAATGACATTTACCTTGAGCTTGTATCCAGAAGAGAGGATATAGCAGGATATGCAGAGCTCAACAGGGTGTACGACAGCAAGTGGGAGAATACATCCACATCAAAGAAGACTATACAGGAATCAATTACCAACTATCTTGATGGTGTAGCCAATGACATAGCAGCTATTAAGAGCATGGAATCAGAATACGAGACCAAAGCTCTTATGAGATATAAAGAGACCGGTGTACTGTCAGATGCACTTCTCACTATCAGACAGTGGGAAAAGCAGAAAGAGGAAATTCTCAAGGCTGAGGAAGAGAAGCAGAAAGAAGAAATCCTCAAAGCTGAGGAAGAGAAGCAGGCAGAGGCCGAAGCCGATGAGATACTTGATGCACCGGAGCCTGTGGAGGAGTTCATAGAGCCAACCGAAAAGAACGACATTATGAAGTTGACAAGATACGAGGTCAAGGTTGATCCATTCCAGCAGACACAGCTTGAATGCTATATGCAGGAGTGTGGCATCCAGTACAGGAGGTTAGAATAATGGCAGTGCACGAGAAACTGAAAGAAATACAGACGATGCTCAAGGCCCCAAAAAATCTATACAACAAGTATGGCGGATTCAATTATCGAAACGCCGAGGGGATATATGAGGCAGTTAAGCCTCTACTCGACAAGCTTGGCATGACACTGATAATCAGTGATTCGATTCAAGCTGTAGGCACGAAGAATTATGTGAAAGCTACTGCATGCCTGACAGATTGCGAGACAGGCGAACAGCTCTCTGCCTGCGCACTTGCAAGAGAAGCAGAAACAAAAAAAGGAATGGATGACTCACAGATTACCGGTACTGCATCAAGCTATGCGAGAAAATATGCACTTAACGGACTCTTCCTCTTGGATGATACCAAAGACGAGGATTCGGACGAGTGTAGGAAGTATAAAGAGAATAAGAGCAAGGCTGAACCGGCAGAACCGGCACAGCCAGCCTTTAATCCTGCGACAGCTCAACAGATCCACAAGATTAACGAGTACATCATGGCCTACGCGGGCATGTGTGAAGGTGCAAGCGAGGGCGATATCTGGAACACATTGAAAAAGAAGTACGGCTTTACCAAGCAGTCAGATATTTCAAAGGAGCTTGCTGATCAGATAACTAAGCAGGTTGAAACTTGGTACAAAAAGAAAAAAAGAGGCGTAAATGGAAGTGACAGGAAGAGCTGTCGGAGCATCTATTGACTTCGACAGCGGGCACTTGAGAGTGACCTTTGAAATCAACGAGACAGAAAAAGCTAAGACAGAGTATGAGAAGATTAAGAGCTTTGACAAGCTCAAAATCAAGGCAGTCAGATATACACGGCGCCGGTCCCTTGACGCTAATGCCTACTTTCATGTGCTTGTTGGCAAGATAGCCGAAGCACTGACAATCTCAAAGGCAAGAGCCAAAAACCTCATGATATGTAGATATGGACAGCCTCATGTGCTACCAAGCGGTGAGCCTCTTATCTACAAGACCAACGCTCCCGAGAGCTACATGTACGAGCTCGAGACAATGCACTGCATAGCTGTTAAGTATGACGACAATGCCACGTTCTACATGGTATACAGAGGCTCGCATACATACGATACCAATGAGATGTCTAAGCTCATCGATGGCACTGTAGCAGAAGCCAAGGAGCTCGGCATTGAGACTATCACACCGACAGAACTGAAAGAAATGAAAGAGAGGTGGGGAGTGTGAAGAAATCAATAATTGTAGAGGATATGACCAAGTGTGTGCTGTGCGGAAGTCCCAACGTGGAAATCCACCACGCTATACACGGCACGGCCAACCGGAAGATAGCCGACAAGTACGGCTTAACTATTCCATTGTGTCACGAGCACCACTTGGGCGCACTCGGACCACACCTCAACAGAACTGTTGACCTGACATACATCAAAGCAGCTCAGAGAGCGTTTGAGTCAAAGGTCGGAACTAGAGAAGAATTTAGAAAGCTGTTCGGTAAGAGCTGGCTTTAAATGGTTGAGACACCTTAAGAAACTGTTTGGAATTGCGGATTTTATATCACGAAAACATCAGCAATTGTAAGCCCATGTTATCTCCGGTCTACCCTTTGACCGGAGGGAAAGGAGCACATGGATTTAGAGAGAATACCGGTCGGGCATCGGAATGCCATGAGCAGACCATCCAACCCGAACGATGATAGACGGCTCCGGGAGCAGATTGAGAAAGCCAACAACAACGGTGATTGTATCATCAATGTTGGAGATGGCTATTACAGGCCGGACCCGAACGACATAGAGGATGAAGTTGAGTTCAACGAGTATATGGCTAAGGAGCTTCATCGAGCGAGAGCGATTCAAAAGAAGAGGCTCTCAATGAAATTGACATACGAAAGGTGGCGAGAAGTTGGAGTACTTATTAATTATACCGGGCAAGCTGCCGAACCTTAACGATTACATCAGCGCAGAGCGAGCCAATAAGTACAAGGGGGCTAAGCTCAAGGGAGAGTCGGAGGACATCGTATCAAGATGTATCCGGCAGCAGTTGAAGGGAGTGCATATTACCAAGCCTGTTAGCATGGCTTATGTTTGGCACGAGCCGAATAAGAGACGAGATCTTGACAACATATCATCATTCGGACGAAAGGTGATCCAGGACGCACTCGTCAATTCGGGAGTACTTGAGAATGACGGTTGGCAGAACATTAGGGGATTCAACGATGAGTTCAAAGTCTCAAAGGATGAACCAAGGATAGAGGTCCATATCTTCGAGGTGGAGCGATGAGAGAGAGCATAGTCTTTTATCGAAGCTTCTACGAGGCGGTTAAAGACCTTCCTGCGGAGGAATTTAAAGAGGCTGTATCAGCTATCATGGAGTACGGACTCAACGACGAAGAACAAGCACCAAGTGGTGCAGCTAAGGTATTCTTGATTATGGCTAAGCCCCTCATAGATGCAAACAATAAAAAGCACGAAAATGGGAAAAAGGGTGCAGAGTTTGGGAAACTTGGTGGCAGACCAAAAAAAGAAACCCCAATAAAACCCCAAGAAAACCCCAAAGAAACCCCAAAGAAACCCCAAGAAAACCCCAACCGAACCCCTAATGTAAATGTAGATGTAAATGTAAATGAAAATATAAAAGAGAGTGAAGAGAAAAAGCCCCGCTTTTACCCACCCACCCTCGAAGAACTAAAAAAATATATCGCTGACAACAAGTACAACGTAGATCCTGAGCGATTCATTGATTATTACACAGCCAACGGCTGGACTGTTGGCAAGAATCGCATGAAAGACTGGAAAGCAGCTGTTAGAAATTGGGACAGAAGCCAGAAACCTGGTGGACGGATGAGGCAGGAATCGACCGCCAAAACCAAGTTTAGCAACTTCGAGCAGAGGTCTTATGACTACGATGCGCTTGAGTCAGCATTAGGAGGTACTAATGAGCAGACAGAGTAGACAAGGGCGTATGAATGCCCGCTACTGGCAGAATGAGGTACAGAAAGCTCAGCTTGGCGACAACATAGCCAACCACATGGCATATATCTTCATGGAAATACTGTACGACAAGTTTGGGCTGAGCTTCAGACAGCTTAAAAACTTCTACGACAGGGTAATCGAGCGGCGCAAGAAGTGGCAGAACGATGACGACCAGGAACTGACAACGGGCACAATGCTTGAGTACTGCCAGAAAAGAGACATCAAGGTTGTCGATTGGGTGAAGAAAATCCCAATGAGCCACAAGCTGTATATGGCTGATCTTGGCAAGAATAGAGCAGTACTCGGAGCTGACCGGAACATAGAGTCAGCACTTGTGGCTACGATGCTGCTTACAATACCGGTACTCAAACAGAGCTACAAGTTTAAGAACTCTGACATTCACGAGTTTATGAGATGGTGCGAGTATTTCATTGATTCTTACTGGAGAAAGCAGCCGGGCTGCAAAGACCATTACCTCAATGATGAGATGATACGTCAACTCTTCATCGAGGAGGAACACTGGGACTTACTGAAAGGATGTGCAGTATGAGAAGTTTATGGATTTATTGAAAGAAGGTAGGAGCGAATGAGCGGAATTAAAGGCTATACAGCGGAAGAAATCGCACGAGATACAAAGGAAAAACTTATTAGCGATTATGAATTTTGTAAGTGCGATTTAGCTGAAATCAGACAGCATGAAAAAGAAATTGCAGATATAAGACTTGAGTACAATTCAAAGATAGTAAAGTACAGGATAGAAAGCGTAAATAGGGTTTTGGATTTTATTCGTGATGAATACAAAGCAGGCAGAATTTGCGACCTTGAAATACTATTGTGTCACTGTCAAAACAAGCTAAATGGCAATATTGACGGAATAGAATTAGACCTTGATGAGCATTTAAGAGGAGTTCTCTTTAAGAAAGCTGATAGAAATGGCTAACAAAGACTATGATTGCCATTGTTGGAACGATTATCCGAACGAGAATCATAAATACTACGGATGTTCAGATACACCGAAAAAGAGTGGTAAATGGAAGTGCGTAGATTGTTATGAGTATGTTGGAAAATCAAAATTCGGTGCTACTCATTGTAGGAGAAAAATAAAGGAGCGATGATAATGACGATTGATGAAGCAATACAAAAAGCTAGAGATAATGAAAATAGTTTCAAAAACAATCATAAGCTGAATTTAACATTAAAAAAGAAAAGCCCATACTATGGATTGGACTGCCTTAAAATTTCAGAAGATAACAAACATTTAGCTGAATGGTTAGAGGAATTGAAAGCGTACAGGGCAAATGAGGGAATGTCAGAAAATGTGTATAGATGTGGCTATAAATTTGGCTATAACAAGGCTGTTGACGACACTATAAAATCTATCAAAAAAGAATATGCCTTTACAATCTTGGAAGAAGAAAAGATTGATGAAATAGCCAAACAGTTGAAGAAAGCGAGTGATTCAGAATGAGTAAAGCGTACAGATGTGATGTTTGTGGCAAATTTTGTAGCAATTGTTATAAAATAACAGGTTTTGATATTTACCCTGATGATTACGCAAAAAGAGGCTATTCCTATGTTGATGAAAAGACAGTGATAAGTGACGTGTGCGAAGACTGTTACAACGATATCAAGAACTGCATTCACGATAAGATATTTGAAACAGTTAAAAAGCAGATGAAAGGTTTAATTAACTAAAATTCAAAGAAAGGAATTAAAAATGATTAAGACAGATAAAGGAAAGATTGAAATGAGAGGCGATATTGCAAGCATATTAGGGGGTGCAAGTAAAAAATGATTGAGGTAAAGGATAACAAAGTAACATTAACTGGCTCTACTTACGACCTCATGCAAGAGTATCAGGCGATTACGCTGAGCATGAAAAAACTGATAGAGGAAGACAATAGGACGGACATAGAGCCTGGCTATTTCGTTCAAGGACTTGCCTCTCTGGCACTTGGACGAGACTTCTACGCATGGATGAGTTCGGACACACCACCGAAGAATAGTAAGTATGTGCTCTTATCGTTCGAGAACTTCTCAATCCCGCTTGTGGGAAGATACGAGGAGGACAGTCACGGTGGGGCTTACTATATCGGAGACGATACAAGAACCTGCGGTTCGGATGGCATGATAGTTAATGCATGGATGAATCTGCCAACGCCTTACAGAGAGGTGGAGTAGGATGGAAGAATTGATAACACAGGTGGGCGCGGTAGCAATAATGCAGTTTGAAACTGAACTGTTGGAAAACGCTGAAAAGAATTGGCTACCATCTCAAACGAAGATGCTCAGGGCACTGATCGAGTGCACGCTGAGCGGAACAGACTACTCGGAAGAGTATCAGTTGATGAAGAATGAGTGAAGAATTAAAGCCATGTCCGTTTTGTGACAGAGATGCGGAACAAAGTTGATATATTAAACTAACCTTAAGGAAGAAACTGAAAATGATAAATGGAGAATTGATAGTTGACAACTTCGCAGGTGGCGGAGGAGCTTCCACGGGAATAGAACTAGCAACAGGATATAGCGTAGACATAGCTATCAACCATGATCCAGAAGCTATTAAGATGCATAAGGCTAATCACCCGAATACAATGCATTATTGCGAAAATGTATGGGCGGTTGACCCGATTAAGGCTTGTAAGGGGCATCCAGTTGGACTTGCCTGGTTTTCCCCGGACTGCAAACATTTTAGTAAGGCAAAAGGCGGTAAGCCAAAAGACAAGAACATTCGAGGACTTGCCTGGGTAGCTTGCAGATGGGCTGGGCTTGTCAGACCAAGGGTGATAATGTTGGAAAATGTGGAAGAATTTAAGACATGGGGACCATTAAACAGGCGACATCATCCGATTAAGGCAAAGCAGGGAAAAACATTTGAAAAATTTGTACAGCAGCTTACTGATATGGGATACGTTGTAGAATTTAAAGAACTGATTGCTGCCGATTACGGCGCACCCACTATGCGCAAAAGATTTTTCATGATCGCACGGTGTGACGGTAAGCCGATTGTCTGGCCAAAGCCAACACATGCACCTGCAGACAGTGAGAAAGTTAAGAAAGGATTGCTCAAGCCTTATGTTGGAGCATACACACAGTTAGATTTTTCCTTGCCCTGTCCGAGTATCTTCGATACTTCAGAAGAGATTAAAGAGAAATACGGAATCCGGGCAGTAAGACCACTGGCACAAAAGACAATGGACAGGATAGCAAGGGGATTAAAAAAATTCGTTTTGGATAATCCAGAACCATTTATTATCCAATGCAATCACGGTGGCGAACGCAGACCGAATGATATCCGGGAGCCTATGCCGACAATAACTGGAAAGCATGGATATGGGCTTGTAGAGCCATATATGGTGCAAATCGGACAGACCGGATTTTCCAAGGATAGAAGTAAGGATGTAAGAGAACCACTTACAACAATCGTAAGTAAAAATGAGCACTGCTTGATAAGTCCTACACTGATCCAGTACCATTCCGAGACAGCACAGGGAGAAGTCCGGGGCCAGACAATAGAAGAACCAATCATGACCGTGGATGGTTCAAACCGCTATGGACTGGTTACATCGTTTTTGAGTAAATTCTATAAGTCGGGAATAGGACAGGACGAAAGAGAACCACTGCATACAATTACAACGTCAGCGGGACATTTTGGAGAGGTCAGGGCTTTTCTGATTAAATATTATGGAGAAGGAACCGGACAGGACATAGAGAAGCCATTAGACACTGTGACAGCAAAAGACAGATTTGGGCTAGTTACAATCAATGGCGCCGATTACAAGATTATTGATATAGGATTGCGGATGTTGGAGCCGAAAGAATTATACGGATGCCAGGGTTTTCCAGACGATTACATAATTGACCATGACTATACCGGCAAAACATATCCAAGAAGTGAGCAGGTGCGTAGATGTGGAAATGCGGTTTGTCCACCGATACCGGCTGCCTTGGTCAGAGCAAATTTGCCGGAATTGTGCGTGGCGAAGCGAACACCGAACATGAGAATAGAATCAGAACAGACCGGACAACTTCGGTTTGCCTAAAAAGCAATCCATAAATAACAGGAGGATGGCATGAACAAATACATAATAAGAGCAGAGGCATACAAGAAAAAGGCGAAACAGATAGCACTAGACGGACTGGAGAAAATGAAAGCTGAATATGACGATGTAAAAGAGTTCTACAACGACACCGGATATGACAGATATTTCAACAAAATGCAGAAACTAGAGACGGAAATTGAGGAGACGAAGGAATATTTGAGAGAAACACCAGTTGTCAAAGATGTGTCAACAGACCAATACAAGGACTATTTGAGAATTAAGCAGTTGTGCAAGTTTATAAATTCAAATATTGATTTATGGAGGCAAATATATGATTACGCAGATAGGATTTTTAAGAAAGGGAGATGTGTTTATGTTTGAGGGTAATATTTACAAAGTAGGACATTTGTTGGAAAGTACAAATGGGTATGTTTCTTGCATTGATGTTAATACAGGAAAGAAAAAAAGATTGCATATTGATGTTGATGTAGAAATTGAACAGGCAAACTGAAAGTTTATCATCAGAAAGCAGAAGATTATGTGCTGACAAGACACGGCTGGTACTTAGAGTACGACCAAGATGTTAAGTATGGAACAGGCCATATTTTAATAGACAGGCTATTTAATAAAACTTGGTTCCTCACAAAGCCCGAAGCTGAAGCAAAACTGAAAGAATTGAGAGGTGCGGAATGAAAAATAATAGTCACAAAAAGATTGTGTATCAAGATAATTTCATAAAGCATTGGTGTTGTAGCTCACGAAACCCCCCTAGTGGTTGGAGTTGGTGGAAGCGGCACAATAGGAAACTAACTAGGCAAAAATTAAAAGACTTAAGAGGTGAGGAAAATGAGTGATACGCAGAAGATGTTTGCGGACAATGTTTCGCAGAATGATGATACAAAAAACAAAGTTACATCACTTGAAATTATCGTAAGGATGATAGACAATAAGCCATATTACGAAATCAAGTACAAAAAAGTTGACGAAGATTATTACCAGGTAGGCTACAGTTCGTACAATCTTAATAATGTATTAAAATGGCGCGATGAGTGCTTTGAACTTGTTAATGTGAAAACGACTAACACTGACAGAATCAGAAATATGTCAGATGAAGAATTGGCGAGTGTACTATTTGATAGCTGTATCGAATCTATGAATTTGGAAGAATGCCCTTACAGTAGCGAAGAAAGCGATAATAATAAAATTAGGGAAAGGTGTAAAAAATGCATACTTGAATGGCTTCAATCGGAAGTGAAATAGGAGAGAAAATGGAAGAAAGAGACAAGTTTCACAAACAGTTAGTAGATGATTATAGTGCAGTTCTTAAAGAGGCTAAATCAATGGGCTGTGATAAAATCGGGGCATTGTATAATATTCCGATTGAAAATATGGAGTTGATTGTGTGGGCACTTGAAAAGCAGATACCGAAGAAAGTCCTCAACGAAAAAGATACACTTTTCGCAAATTGTCCTAATTGTGGGTGTGTGCAAAATGGTGTTTGGAACAAAACATATTGCGGTGACTGCGGTAAGAAATTAGATTGGAGTGATTGAGATGGATATGGATATAGATGAAATCATAGAACAGATTGTTGATTATTTGATAGAAAATTCCGAAGATATAATATCTTTACTCGAAGAAAAGGAACGGAATGAGCTTGCAGACCTTATCTATACAGAAATAACAGAGGAATTTCAGCAAAGAAAGGCTGTTGAAGTGTTAAAAGATGCAATCGAGATTGTGAAAGGCGGTGGAATAGATGGCAACTAAACCGATTTTATTCAATACCGAGATGGTCCGGGCGATTCTGGATGGAAGGAAGAGTTGTACGAGACGCTTGATAAAAACAAGACGAAAGGATGCTTGTGGTTTTTATGTAACAAGAAGAATAGATGGCTCATTCGCAGGAATCTACGAATACGATGAAAACGAAAGTATGTTTGATAACCCATTGGAACCGCCATATCAGCCGGGCGATATCCTGTATGTCAGAGAGACATTTGCATGGTGTCCTTGTTGGGATTGTGGAATGGATACTGAACAGGGAGCATGCACCGACCATATATATCATAGTGAGAAAAAAGAATATGGATGTTACATGTACCGTGCTTCATGTGAGGATAATGAATATCCATCAGCCGACACCTGGCACCCATCCATCCACATGCCGAAAGAAGCTGCACGCATCTGGTTAAAGGTTACGGATGTGAGAGTGGAGCGGTTACAGGAGATTGACGAAGATGGAGCGTGGAATGAAGGTTTTAGATTTACAACACCATGCTTAACCAGAATATCAGCAGATGGACATACTTGTGATTTAGATGGTCCGTGTACAAGCCCCATTAAATATTGTGATATGACTATGGGAGAGCTGTTTGGCAGGGAATTATGGAACAGCACCATCAAGAAATCCGACCTTGACCGCTATGGATGGAATGCGAATCCGTGGGTGTGGGTTATTAAATTTGAACGATGTGAAAAACCGGAAGGAGAAAATTAGATGAACGATAGATATTTATTCAAATCAAAAAGAGTTGACGATGGAGAATGGGTACAAGGAAACCTTATTCAAAGCTGTGATGCAACAGATGGATGGGAAGCAATTATAATTCCCACTAAGAATAGCAATATGTTCACAAAACATATCAAACGTGGTTACGGAAATCTTGGATTTGAGAATTGGTACAGAGTAGACCCATCCACCATCTGCCAATGCACAGGCTTGAAAGATAAGAATGGCAAGCTAATTTGGGAAGGTGACATTATTTTGTTCCAACGAGATAATGATGATTGCCCATTCCCGAACAAAGATACGAAGAAAAGGTTGGGAAAAGTATTCTATAAAGGCTTTAGAACAACATTTGCTATCGGAATGGGGAAAAATGGAAGCGGTTCTATAAATGATGATTTGTGGAAATATGTTCAAAACGGAAATAGAGTAGAAGTTATCGGCAACGTTTTCGACAATCCAGAGTTATTAGAAAGTGAGGGATAGTATGAAAGAGAGTGAAGCGGAATATATGGAAGATGGAGCGGATTATTTAGAGGAAGGATGTCAAAGACAGACTTGTGATGGCTGTATGGCTTACAATTATTGTCTGATAAAAGAACAGGACATTGAGAGTACGGTTAATTATGCAAAGGAGCACAGAGGATTTTGAGAACAAAGAAGATATGCATAGTATGTGGAAAAGAGTTTGAGCCCCGGGTGAATAATCAAAAGTGTTGTTCGCCTGAGTGCTCAGACGTTCAGAAAGTTAAAAGAGCCAAGACTTCATATGAAAAGCACAAGCACCAGGCAAAGAAGAAAGAAAAGCCCAAGGCAAAAAAAGAAGACCTTGCAAAAGCCAACGAGGTAGCCCGGAGCAGTGGCGTGAGCTACGGGCAGTACATGGCGGAGAAGTACAGAGCTGAACAGCTCGAGACGATAGGAGAGAGGAAAGTGAAGAAAAAAGAAAGCATATTTGCAGGCAGGCTTGAGCTTGCATTACAGGAAAAGGACATCACTCAGAAAGAACTCGCTATTAAGTTGGACATATCACCGACGACAATCAATGATTATGTGGTTGGCAGGAGAGAGCCGAACACAAGAACTAAACTAATGATAGCTCAGGCACTGGGAATTGGTATAGGCTACCTGCTAGGCAGAGACAGCGTAGGAGTGGATGAACTCTTACTAATGATTGACGACAAGGAGAACAGCTTGAGCACACCAATAGAAAGACGACTGATCTACCACACAGCCAAGGTAGTGCTGCAGGAGCTGATCACGTCCTACAAGGAGGCACAATGACCAAAGAAAGACTATCTCAACTCTACTACATTGCCAAGGAATTGAGGATGTGGGAGGACGAATTAGAAGAACTAAGTACCCAGGCAAGACACCCGATTGATACACCAAGACAGAAAGTGACATCTGATACCACCGGCAGTGTAGCCACAAGGCGAACCAACCTTGAACACATGATAGCTCACAAGCGGGCGGATCTCGAAAAGGAAAAGAGTGAGCTGACTGCTTACATAGTTGAAATTGAGGACTCGTATATCAGACAGATAATGTATATGAGACACGTTAAGATGTACACATGGTACAAGATTGGCAGTGAACTCAATGTATCACCCGATGCTGCGAGGATGGCACATGATAGATTTTTGAAGGAGAATACATGACCAGAATAGAGGATATGAGAGAAGCTGCTAAATAGGCAGCTTCTTTTATTACACGAAAAAGAGTGTAAAATATATCAAGAGAAATTGCAAAAGAGAATAAAATATATCATTCACAATACACCTTATAAGGTGTATTATAATATCAGAAACAAGGAAAACAAACAACAGAATAAAAAGAAGCTGACCATATCGGCAAGACGGTGGAGAAAGAGAGTATACCATGAGAATATTTTTAGCAATCAAAAGAGAAGAGAACACAAAGGACAAGTATTACATCGCAGGAGTAATTAACTCTGACATGTATCCAAGCACATACGCATCAGAAAACCCTGATGCACGTATAGTTGAACTGCCAGAGATTGAGGAAAAAGGTCTTACCGGATGCCACATAAAACTGTAGGAGGCTTGGTTAGATGATTGTATACAAAGATATTTTATCCAAGCTGTCAGAAGCGGGATATAACACAACGACAATCCGGAAAGAAAAGATATTATCTGAATCAACTCTGACCAAAATAAGGAATAACGAACCAATAAGACTTGATTCATTGGAAGTGATAAGCAAGCTGACGCATGAGCCGGTTGAAAACTTGGTAGAGTTCAAGTAGTTCGTTCAGTTCGTTTAAAATGAAATATAATGTAAAATATAGGAACCACCCGAAAGGGTGGTTTTTTAGTGCGCAAAAATAGGTGAAGAAAATTGTATAGAAATATAAGAAATTACGAGAACGTGACAAAAATGAATATACAGGGTGTTGGGGAGTACGACATACCGGCAATAGCACCGGCAGAGTACCAGGAGGCAGAGTTGATAAGCTTCAACTATGCCAAGTCATGCAAGAGCCCGGCTAATAAGGCAGTACATTTCTTTGTTGATGATTATCAATTCAACAGAGTTTGGAACTGCGCTGACGATTATATCTCAATGCTTAGAAAGTTTAGGTATGTATGTACGCCCGACTTTAGTCTGTACACAGACCATCCTAGAGCTATTCAGATTTATAACCATTACAGAAAACATTGGTGTGGTGCTTATTGGCAGGCTCACGGCATCAGAGTAGTGCCAACGATTGGATGGAGTGACGAGACTAGCTTTGCATGGTGCTTTGACGGAGAGCCAACAGACAGTGTAGTGGCTGTCAGCTCCGTAGGAACACAGAACAGTGAATACAGCAAGGAACTATTTCTTGCCGGATATAGAGAAATGATGAAGAGATTGACCCCGACACACATTATCTTTTATGGCAAGGTGCCAAAAGAGTGCGAGGGAAACATAATCAGAGTTGAGAGCTTGTCAGAGAAGCTCAAAAAGCGAGGTACGTTGAATGAGGTATAGAGCACAGATTTTTGGAGGACGCGGAGGCGGTTCCGGCCGTGGTGGCGGTGGATGGTCTGATAGTGAAGTGGGAGCTACACCGGCTAAATTCATGTACAACGGCGCTAAAAGAAAGACCGGCGGTGAAGATGGCTATGTCAAAAATTCAAAGTATGAAAATGGACTGCGTGATATAGATGGTGGCAAGACCACAGCAGAACAGTTTGCCAGTCAGTTCAAAACGCGCGAAGAGCTCGACAAAGTACACAATTACCTTGTTGATAAAAGCGCAAGCGTCAATGCAAAGATTAGACAGCTCAAGAGTGCTGATGAATTGAGGAAGAACCCGAAGCTATACCATGAAGCGAAAGCCACGCGAGAGGCAAGCAATGCAGTCAATGACCGTAGAAGCAAGGTAGCACCTGTAAAGGCAGAAAAGACAGTAAGAAAGGCTGACGATGAGTATACCTCATCAAGAACCTCAACATACGATAGATGGTACAAACGGAATCGTGATAATTTCGCAGCATATTATTTTGGAAGCAAAGGAAAGAAATAAGAATGAATCTACAGTTTTTCGGTGGCAGAGGTGGAGGAAGTGGCAGAGGAAAAAGCTCAGGTTCAAGCGATGGCGGGGAACTGGGCGGAACAGTTGCTATACACAGACAGATGGAACCCGATGAGCATAACAGAGCCACAGTTGAGAGATATTACATGACGGGCAACCGTAATGTATTAACCAGCTGGGACGAGGACGGCAATGAACTTGACCATGAGATAACTATACAGGAACCAGTGAGACTAACGTTCAAGACGCGAGCAGAGGCAGTAGCCTATGCCAAGAAGATGAAATATAAATACATGAATCTATGAGGTAGCATATGAGAATGAATTTACAGTACCACGGCGGTCGTGGCGGTGGAAGCAGCAGGGGAGGCGGTAGCCCTGCAGGTGTAAGTTTCACCGATTCAAAGACCGGTAAAGAATACAATTACTATTTCTACAAAGGCGAGGACGGTACGAATTACTACAGTACAAGCATAGGCGGACTGCCTAAGCCAACTCCAAACAACATGAGCCATGAAGAAATGGTGGAGCGCCTTAAACAGAATACAGGAAATGTCAAAAGTATTAGCAAGGCGGAAAAAGCCAAAGCGGAGAAAGCACACAAGGCGGAGAGAGCAGAAGCAGACAGACAGCTCAATAACGCTTATGCAAACGAAAAAGAATTCGTTAAAAGGTCGAGGGCTGTAAGAAAAGGATTGAGAGGCACGAAGAGAGGAATATAGAAAAGAGGTGAGCAGCGTTGAAGCTGACAGATAAACAAAAAATATTCTGCGATGAATACATAATAAGCCTTAACGCTACTCAGGCGGCAATCAAGGCAGGATATTCAAAAAAGACAGCGAGGAAGATAGCGGCAGAAAACCTGACAAAACCAGTCATTCAAAACTATATCTCCGAACGGATGAAGCAAAAAGAAAGCTCATTGATAGCCACGCAGGATGAAGTGCTCCAATACCTGACGTCGGTACTGAGAGGAGAGAGCCAGACAACAGACATAGTGTTAGTCGGAATGGGTGATGGCTATCAAGAGGTGCAGGAAGTGGAAAAGAAGCCAAGCGAGAAAGAACGGCTCAAGGCAGCAGAACTGCTCGGCAAGAGGTACGGACTGTACACAGACAAGATATCAGCTGATGTGGACATGTCACTTGATATATCCATTGATTACGGTGATGACGATGAAGATTAAGCTGCAAGCCAATAAGAGCTTTAAGAAAGTCGACAGATGTACCAAACGCTATATTGTGATGAAGGGCAGCGCCGGAAGCGGTAAGAGCGTGGACACGGCGCAGAACTACATCTTGAGGCTGATGCACGACAAAGGAAGAAACCTCTTGTGCGTGCGCAAGGTAGATGTTACCAACAGAGATTCAACCTTTGCCGAACTGCAAAGTGCGGTCTTTAAGGCATTCGGGGATAGATACTCCGATTATTGGTACATCAATGAATCAGCTATGAAGATGCGCTGCAAGTCAAACGGCAATGAGATTATTTTCAGAGGGGTTAAGGATGACAACCAGAGAGAAAAGCTTAAGTCAATTACTTTCAAGAAGGGAAAGCTCACTGATGTCTGGATAGAGGAAGCCACAGAGCTGACACAGGCAGACTTCGAGATTATTGACGACCGACTCAGAGGAGAGCTGCCGCCCAGGCTGTTCTATCAGATCAGGCTGACATTCAACCCGGTATCTGCTACGCATTGGATTAAGGCGGTGTTCTTTGATAGAGCTGATGAGGATGTAATGACTCACTCGTCAACCTATCTTGGCAATCGGTTTATAGATGCAGCATACCACAAGCGTATGCTCAGGCGAAAGGAAGTGGACCCGGAAGGCTATCGGGTGTACGGGCTTGGAGAGTGGGGAGAGACAGCAGGCCTTATTCTTCATAATTGGGAAGTCGAGGAAGTATCACAGAATTATGAGGACTACGACGACATAGCGGTAGGACAGGACTTCGGATTCAATCACGCTAATGCGGTGTATGTATATGGCTATCGAGATGGTGACATATATGTGCTCAAGGGCTTGTATGGATATGAAAAGGACACAAGCGAGTGGATAGCCGAAGCGGGGGAAATCCCGAAAGACAAAGTAATGTGGTGTGACTCGGCAGAGCCTGACCGCATCAAGACGTGGAGAACTGCAGGGTGGAGAGCCCGGCCAGTAAATAAGGAACCGAACAGCGTTAAGGCTCAAATAGACTGGATCAAGGGCAGACGGGTACACATACATCCTTCCTGCACGGACTTCATCAAGGAGATAGAACAGTGGAAATGGAAATACGACGACGTAAGGAATATGTACCTCGATGAGCCGGTACCATTTTTTGATGATGCGATGGCATCACTAAGATACGGCATTGAGGGTTGGCGAAAGCCAAAGGCTCACTTAAATACAGGACTGAAAGGTGGATTATAATGGCGGCACCAGACGTATACAGAATTGCAGACAATCAAATCATGGATGAGATACAGCTTGCAAAGTACATAGCCAAGAACGACGAAAAGGTAGCTCAGAAGTACAAGAAGCTTCAAAGTGCTTATGAGACCGACTATGACATTTTCCATCAGGCAAAAAAGCCTGAGTACAAGCCGGACAATAGGATAGCTGTTAACTTTGCAAAATATATCACAGACACCATGAACGGCTTTTTTATTGGAATCCCGATAAAGGTGAGCTCAAAGGACAACTCGGTGGACGATTATATCAACTATCTTGATGTCTACAATGACCAGGACGACAACAATGCAGAGCTCGCCAAGATTATGAAAATCTACGGCAGGGGCTATGAGATGTACTTCGTTGACGAAGATGGAAATATCGGCATCACATACCTTGACCCGATGGAGGCATTCATGATCTACGATGAGTCGATACTGATGAGACCTCGATACTTCGTCAGAATTTACAAAGATACTGAGGGAATCCGCCACGGCTCCATATCGAACGAGACCACAGTTCGGTATTTTGACATTAACGGAGGCTTACGCTTCCGGCCGGACGAGGAAAGATTACACGGCTTTGAAGGAGTACCGGCAACTGAGTATATAGAGAACTCGGAGAGACAGGGTATCTTTGAATCAGTGCTGTCAATGATTGATGCATACAACAAGGCATTATCCGAAAAGGCAAATGATGTTGACTACTTCGCAGATGCATACATGAAGATACTCGGAGCCAAGCTCTCAAAACCGGAACTGGAAGCCATAAGAGACATGAGAATCCTTAACTTCGAGGGAGAGGACGGCTCGAAGATTATAGCTGACTTCATGAGCAAGCCAAGCGCTGACACGACACAAGAGAATCTACTGGAGAGAATCGAGAGATTAATCTTTCTAATCTCAATGGTAGCCAATATCAATGATGAGAACTTCGGAACATCGTCAGGCATTGCACTGAAGTATAAGCTTCAGTCAATGAACAATCTGGCAAAGACCGAAGAGCGTAAGTTCACAAGCGGAATGAATCAGAGATACAAGCTCATCTTTTCGAACCCTGTAAGCGGGATGAAAGCGGATGACTGGCTCAAGGTTGATATTAAGTTTACGAGAAACTTCCCAGCAAACGAGCTTGAGGAGTCACAGATAGCCGGTAATCTGTCCGGTATTACATCGAAAGAGACCCAGCTCAAGGTCTTATCGGTCGTTGATAACGTCAATGACGAGCTTGACAAAATCAAAAAAGAGAATGAGCTCGACACAGAGGGCTACGAGGTGAATAGAAGTGTACTGGCAGAACAGACAGAAGCAGTTGACCAAGGCCTTGGAGAAGAGCGAGGCAAAGTTAAAGAAGAGATTAACAACGGCATATGATGAGCAGTACTCAAAGCTCGAAAAGGAGATAGCAGCATATTATCAGACCTATGGGACTGACAATGTGATTGAGTACAGAAAGCTCATGCAGGCACTGCCGGAAAAGGAGTACAACATCCTCATGCGAGACATAGAGCTCTTCTGTGTCAGGCATCCGGAATATGCACACCTGGCACCGGCTAGGCGCAGTGCATACATTATCAACAGGCTTGAGGGCTTGCAAATGTCTGTAGAACTTGAACGGCTTGAGCTGATGGCTGAGGAAGAAAGCCAGCTTAAAGCCCACCTTGAAACAATAGACAAACGAGGCTATGAGGCAGTAATCGAAAAGACTGGGGCAGTCGGTACAGTCAACAGAGATATAGTCAAGGCGGTAGTTAATACCGACTGGAGCAAGTCGGGGAATTTTTCAAGCAAAATATGGACCCGAACAGCCAACCTTGCCAAGGTATTAAACTCCGAAATATCGGCAGGCTTTGCCAGGGGCGATAATTACCAGAAGCTGACAAAGACTTTGAGGCAGAAGTTCAGTGTAAGCCAGAATGAAGCTATGAGGCTAGTGTATACAGAGGGCACTTACGTGCTCAACGAGTCTACGGCTCAAGCAATAGAGCAGACCTTTGATTATTACTCAATAGCCCCAATCGAGGACGGCAAGGCTTGCCAAGTATGTTTAGATATAGCGGCGAGCACCAAGACCAGTCCGGTAAGATACTCGGCAAGAATAGCGGGCGTCAACTTCCCACCATTTCACCCTTGGTGCAGATGTTCAACGTACATCGTGATACCGGACAAGCAGGCTTGGATTGAGAACTATGTCAGGACACACGGCGGTGATCCAGCCGTCAGCTCTGAACAGAAAGACAAGGCTAGAGAATTGGTGAGGGCTTTCACATGAGAAAAATAGTAATATGCGGTGCCAGATGGTGCACCCCATGTAAACACGTACTTAACACATTGAGAGTACAGGTTGAGCAAGAGTGCCCCGACGCTACTGAATATATAGACCTGCAGAAAGAACCACAGGCAATTGATAAGTATAAGGTATATAAAATCCCGATGGTGATACTCGAAGAGGACGGAAAGCCTCTGAGGAGCTATGTCGGGACATATCCAAACCACCTTGAAATAGTGAAGTGGTTAAAAGGAGAGCTGAATGATAGAGATTTATGAGACTTCGACAAGTCTGGCAGTGAACGGCCACGCCAATGCAGGAGTTAAGGGCGAGTCGGTACCGTGTGAAGCGGTAACTGCCATGATTAACATGTTCGTAATGGGAGCAGACCATTATCAGAACATTGAGTATGAGCTTGAGAGCGGGCATTTTTACATCAATTTGAAGCAGATAGTATATGTCTGTGACCCGATTCTTGAAGCATTGAAATTAGGCTTGCAATCCGTAGCGGAAGCATATCCGGAATACATCAGCTACGAAAAAGCATAGAAATGGCCAAGCATTGAAGCCATAAAAAGCTATGGAATGACCAAGCGTTGAAGTCGTTAAAAGCCACGGAATATAAGTTAAGCATTGGAACTCTAAACTATGGAAGGAGAAACGACATGAAAAAGAAATTGAACTACTGGACACAGCTCTTCGAGGACGGCACAGACGATACCAAGGGAGCAGATAACAAGAACACAGACACTAAGAGCACTGACGGCTCTAAAGACAGCAAAGCGGGCGATGACTCCAAAGACAGCTCCAAGGGAGACGACAAAAAAGGAGAACCCGAAAAGAAGTACACCGATGAGGATGTTAATAGAATCGTTCAGGAAAGGCTCAAGAGAGAGCGTGAGAAGAATGACGAAGCCAAGAAGCTTGAGGGTATGTCAGCTCAGGAGCGTGCAGAGCATGAGAGAGACGCACTCAAAAAGGAGCTTGACGAGCTCAAAAAGGCTGACGCACTCAACAAGATGGCACAGGAAGCCCGCAAGATGCTCTCGAATGAGAAAATCAATGTCTCTGACGGCTTGGTTAATATGATGGTAACATCAGAGGCCAAGACCACTAAGGAGAATGTTGACAACTTTATCAAAATGTTCAAGGTAGCAGTACAGGACGCAGTTAAGGACAGCCTGAGAGGCAAAGCTCCGACAACAGGCGGAAGTTCAACTTTGACTCGTGCCGAACTCGATAAGAAACTGGCCGAAATCGCTAGTCCTGCAGAAAGACAGCGATTGATAGCTCAACACATTGACCTATTCACGAAAGGAAAATAACAACTATGAATAAGAACAGAACTATAGCATACAGAAAACAGCTTTTCGCACCGGAGACAAACACCACAGTTGCAGCAGACCTTGAGCCGGTCATTTCGATTGACCATACCAACCAGTTGGTAGCAGGTATCAAGTCACTGCTCACAGTGCTCGGCATCGTAGACATGAAGCCAATGGCAGAGGGCACTACTGTCAAAATGTACAAGACCACACAGAAGAACACACCAGATCAGGTAGCAGAGGGCGAGATTATTGCTCTTACGAAGGTGGAGAGAAAGCTCGTTAAGACTTTTGAGCTCACGCTTAAGAAATTCAGAAAGTCTACCCCAGCCGAAGCAATCCAGAAGGTCGGCAAGGACAAGGCAGTCAATGAGACTGATACAGTCTTCATGAGAAATATCCAGAAGGGTATCAAGGCTGACTTTTTCACATTTATCAAGGCAGGTACAGGCGTAGCCACAAACCTCGCAGAGAAGAAAGCTACAGCTTCAAACTCTATTCAGGGAGCTATCGCAGGAGTATGGGCTAAGCTCTCAGCTTACTTTGATGATATGGATGTAGAGCCTATCTACTTCCTCAATCCGCTCGACATCGCTACATATCTTGCCAACACAGCCATCACAGTGCAGACAGCTTTCGGTTTCCAGTACGTGAAGAACTTCCTCGGACTCGGCACTGTAGTACTTGACAACTCCGTAGAAGTCGGCAAGGTGAAGGGTACAGTTAAGCAGAATCTTAACGCTGTATATATCCCAACATCCGGTGCAGTAGGCTCTACCTTCGGTATGACATCTGACGAGACCGGCATGGTGGCTATGAAACACTTCCTCGACGATAAGACTGCTGCCATCAACACACTTGTGTTTGAGGGTGTGACTTTCTACGCTGAGGATGCATCAGGTATCTTTACAGCTCCGATTGCTGTAGAGGCAGCCGCAGCTGCAGCATCTGACGAACAGCAGAAATAGGAGGTAGCCGATGATAGACAGAGTTAAGGAGAGAATCAAGAAAAGACTGTCTGATGAGGAAATCAATGATGATGTCATGGACGAAATCAATCAGATAGTCACTGACCGCTTGTGTCTTCGCCTTGGAGTATCTGAGGATGCTTTTCCGACTCTGTTTGAGTCAGTCGTGGTCGACGCTTGCGTCAAAGCTTGGCGCAAGTGTTACTACGAGGGTGTATCTTCTGAGGGAGTCGGCAGTCTGTCCAACACGTTCATTGACGACGTGCTTGCAGAATACGCAAGCGAAATTGACAGTTGGGTGAATGCCAACGAAAGCTCGAAGAAAAGGATGGTGCACTTCTTATGAGATGGACGCGAGTAACAATATACACCACAATGGACGGGGCAGAGGACGAGCTCGGCAATCCTGTGGAGGATGTAGACGAACTCTACAACGGCCGTGCGCGTATAAGCCCTTGGACAGATTCAAGCGTGCAGGCGAATGGTAGGGAAGTGACCAAGAATGAGATGCAGTTCGCGGTCCCTTGCGACTATGAGAAGCTCAAGAACGCTAAAGTCCTTGAGAATAACTGCAAGGCATTTGACATCACGGAAGTGACCGAACTAGCCCCACGCTGGACGCTGATAACGGCCAAGAGGTACAACACATGAGCATACAAGTAAAAGGCACAGACAAGCTTGTAGAAGCCCTCTCTCAGATGTCACAGGCGAGGTTCGATGCAGTCTGTCAGGTCTCGGCATCGAATATATACAATCGTGGCAAGGCTGACGGAGGCACACCGGTAGACACGGGCGAGCTGAGGCAGTCATTAACAATCGGAACTATAGACCACGGCGCAGAAGTTGGATATACCAAGGACTACGCTCCACATGTCGAGTATGGCCACAGGACACGAGGCAGTGGGTATGTTGAGGGACAAAGATACCTTGAACGTAATGTGGAGAAAGAAAGACCTGAATTTAAGCAGCTACTAATTGACAACATAGAGAGGTTGGTGAAGTGATGCTACAGCAATTCAGCATTATCGAACTGATAAAGCAGATACAAAAGACGGTGCTATCAGGTACCGGCAAAAAATGCTACGACCACGTAGAAAAGGGACAGGCTTCACCATTCTACTATGCAGAGTTGGTTCAAACTAAGCCCGCCAACACCAAGACTATGTACGTGACAGAGTACACAGTCAACATACATGTGGTGTCAGAGAGTGGCAAGACATCTGTCCCGCTCTTCAAGGAGATACAGGCACTCGAAGAGGCTATGACGGTTGACATTGATATACCAGAGCCTTACGAGCTTATATATCAGATGTACAACGGCATACAGTCCATATACAAAGAAAAAGATACCAACGAGAAACATGCAGTCCTTAACTATACGTTCAAGGTCTGCTACGGCTATATGATGAAGTAAAGGAGATACGATATGAAATACAACAAACAGTTATTCGGAAGCGAAGGCGCCTCAGAGACAACAACAGGCTTTGATAAGGGCGTTTACTGTGATTTTTCAGCGAATGCAGTTAAGGCACTCGCAGGCAAGGATATCTTACTTGCAGTATGGAATGCAGAAGGCACAGCTATCAGTGCTATCGCAGGTCAGCAGAGTCTCAAACTCAATCGTTCGGCTGACTCTATTGAGGTAACAACCAAGGACACAGGAGACGGTTGGAAGGCATACATCGCAGGATCTAAGGAGTGGTCAATCGACACAGATGGTCTGTACATCAACACAGATGCATCAATGCAGGCACTCTCTGCAGCCTTCGAGAATGGCGACCCGGTATGCATCAAGGTATACAACAAGAAGACCAAAAAGAGTATGTTCGGCGGTCTTGCAGTCATTACAGACTTCCCGCTTGAGGCACCTTATGACGACTCAATGACTTACTCTATCTCACTCAAGGGACAGGGCAAGCTCGTGGATCTGAGCTCTAACCCTGTAACACCTGACACATTACCTGCATAGCAAGCAGGGGCATATAGCCCCTGCCTATTTTTCAAAAAAGGAGAAAATAAATGTTCGAAGTAAACGGAAAACAATATGATTTTGATTTTAACACAGAGAGGGTTTCAATGGTAGAGGCTGCTGCTAAGACAGCTATCATGGGCGAATACTCCAACACCAACGGCTTATTCTCACTCAAGACTATGAATGTGATGTTTCAGCTTGCGGCAAAAGAGGTAGGCTCTGACAAATTCCTTGGACAGACAGAGGGTGCCAAGCTCTTTGAGGATGCACTCAAGGAGAGAGGCTATGCCACTATCGCAGTCGAGATTCAGTCAGCTCTAATGAGAGATACACCTTTTTTATTCCAAGCCAACTAGTCGCGAATGAGTATTTTGACGAGCCGAACGAAACTCCTGCAGAGAAAGAGCTGAGAAGACCCTACCTGCAGGACATAGATTTTGCTTGGTTCGTTGTTAATTTCAATTATACGAAAGCCGATTATTTGGCTCTGACTCCACGCGAAAAAGCCTTCATATACAAGGCTTACGAAACTAAGACAGTCAATCAATCAACGTTGCTACGAGACACAGTCCTGAACGCTATAAGCAACAGCAAGCGTAGACGAGGGGCGAGCGTGTTCAAGCTATGGAAAAAGCGAGCCAAGAAGGCTGACATATCCACAGTTCGAGATAACATGAAAGTCATAGCAGAGATTGAGAAGAACGAAGTAGGTTGGATAGATAAAATATATGCAGCCAACGGATGGACAAGGAAGTAGGTGAAACATGGCTGACTATATATTAAGCGTTGACGTCACGGCGAATGACCACGCGAGCGAGACGTTTAAAAAAATACAGGACAATGCAAAAAATTTCAAATCAACCGTAGAGAATGCCGGACAGTCTATGCAGAAGTTCGGTGAAAAGTCAGAATCAGTCGGCAAGAATCTCACCAAGTCAGTTACCACGCCTATAGTTGGAGTTGGAACAGCCACAGCAAAGCTTGCCACAGACTTTGAAAGCTCAATGGCCAAGGTCAGCACTATTGCTGATACGACACAGGTACCTATCGGAGACCTGAAAGAGTCTATCCTTAAGCTATCAAGTGATACCGGTGTGGCGGCATCTGACATAGCTGAGTCAGTGTATCAGGCCATATCAGCAGGACAGTCAACAGGCGAGGCGGTAAACTTTGTTACAGAGTCCACCAAGCTTGCAAAGGCGGGCTTCACGGATGCAGCCACATCTGTAGACACGTTGACAACAATCCTCAATGCGTATGGCGATAAGGCGGGCGATGTAGCAAGCGTATCTGACAAGCTCATCATGACACAGAACTTAGGAAAGACGACCGTTGACCAGTTGGGAGCTTCGATGGGTAAAATTATCCCAACGGCCAACATGTACGGAGTAAGCCTTGATAACATCACATCTGCCTACGTTACCACTACCAAGAATGGTATCGCTACAGCAGAATCAACAACATACCTCAACAGTATGCTTAATGAGCTCGGAAAAGCAGGCACCGATGTATCTGACATGCTGAAAGAGAAGACAGGTAAGTCATTTCAAGAGCTGATGGAATCCGGTATGTCATTAACTGATGTACTCAACATTGTCCAGGAAGCTTGTACGGAATCCGGCAAGTCAATCGGTGATGTATTCAGCTCACAGGAGGCGGCAAAGGGTGCGGCTACACTTGTACAGCACGCGGACGACTTCAACAGTGCTATGCAGTCTATGGCTGATTCAGCAGGCACTACCAACGAGGCATTCAATAAAATTGACAGCTCAAGTGCAGAAAATTTTGCAAAGGCGCTCAATGACTTAAAAAATGCAGGTATACAGTTTGGTGAGGCGGTAGTACCGGTAGTAGTACCGGTGCTCACTGAATTGGTAAGCGTAGTCAAAGGTGCAGCGGATGCATTTAACAGCCTTCCGGAACCGATGCAGGACATGATAGTTAAAGGCCTGGCTGTAGCAGCAGCAGTGGGACCGGTAGTAACTGTGTTCGGCAAGATAACAGCCACAGCAGGCAAGGTAACAAGTGGCTTCGGCTCAATCGCTGGCAAGCTCGGAGGCCTTGGAAGTGCGGCATCATCAGCAAGTGCACCGGTATCGAGCGCGGGCGCGGCAACAGGAAGTCTTGCAAAGAATGCACTCGGACTTATAGCGGCAGGAGCTGGCATCCTATTGGCTTCGGCAGGCTTAGCACTGCTTGCATACTCAGCAATTCAGTTGGCTCAGGCAGGTCCTACAGCAATCTTAACTATGGTTGGAATGGTAGCGGCAATCGCACTGCTTGCAGTAGGAGCGGCGGCATTGGCACCGGCACTCACAGCCGGAGCAGCAGGACTCTTGGCATTCGGTGCGGCTATCCTCATGGTAGGTGCAGGAGTGGCGCTGGCGTGTGCCGGTGTAGCTCTACTTGCTACTCAGCTACCGACCATATCAGAATATGGACAGTCGGCAGCAGTGGGGATTATAGCTCTCGGTGTGGCTCTAATGTCATTCGCAAGTGGTGCCACTATGGCAGGTGCCGGAGCACTGATTCTTGGTGCCGGCTTATTGGTAGCAGGTGCCGGAGCACTCACAGCGGCAGCAGGAGTAACGTTACTGGCTGTCGGAGTGGTGGCACTTGGTGCAGGCATTATAGTCGTAGCAGCAGGAGTTAATCTCTTAGCAGCAGGGCTTGTGGTATGCGGTGCAGGGCTCGTAGTTGTGTCCAATAATGCGGGCACAGCCACGGCGGGACTTGCAGCATTCACGCTTGCGGTAGCGGCAGCAATTATTCCAATCACGGCAGGAACAGTGGTAACGACTGCATTCACTGTCACAATGGTAGCACTTGGAGCAAGTCTGACTGTATCAGCAGGAGGAGCCACACTACTTGCGGCGGCACTTCTTGCGGTATCGGCTGAGATGGTAGTTATATCGGCTACAGCAAACTCGGCAAGCAATGACCTTAAGAACATGGTCAAATCAATTGACATTGTAGACACAGGAATTAACGGTCTTAAAAAGGTGGCAAGCTCAGGGCTCAAGGCTATAGCTTCAGCATTTACAGCAGCAACACCGAACGTTACAGCTAAAGCTACCACAATGTCACTGAAAATGGCTGATTCAGTCCACAAGGGCTTCACAAAGGTGCCAACTTATATCATGACGACCATGACAATGGCGAACGCGGTCACTCTGGCTCAGTTCGTGGCAATCAATGCCACTGTATCAGGACAGATGAATCGAATGGTCGGAACTGTCAGAACATCACTTAACCAGATGAAGAGTGCCTTTGCCAGCACGAGGTTCAAGCTCAACACAAGCATGGCTTTACCACATTTCAGCATGAGTGGCAATTTCAACGCTCAGACCAAGGCAGTGCCAAAGGTACACGTGTCTTGGTACGCAAAGGCTTATGACGAGGCTATGATGTTCAACACGCCTCAGGTAGTGCAGGCGAATGGCTTCGGTGACGGACCAGGCAGTGAAGTGGTGAGCGGTGACAGACATCTTGTTGAGCTGTTCAAGGAAGCTCTTGGAAGCTATGGTGGTGGTGATACTATTATCCCGGTATATCTCGGACAGGAGCGAATTGATGAGCTTGTGGTTACCGCAAAACAGCGAAAAGACTTTAGATCGGGAGGTAGGTAATGTTAAAAGACTATCCAACGATTATTAATAATACACAGCTCTTTCAGCCGAGTAAGTGGGAAGAGACAAGTAAAGTAGTAGAAGAGACGTATCAGACTGAGGCTGGCACAGACCAGGTCTCAGTCACACGCTATGACAAGCTCTCAGTAGATGCTCAATACAGAGTTAATTCAGAATGGCTCAAGCAGTTTAAAATGTGGTCTAAGGTTGATTCGCTTGATGCGTCAATCTACGACGCCACGGCCAACGGCTATATCAATCGAGTAATGAGGATGCGAAATTTCAAAGACTCGCCGGTTGAATGGTCAGAGAGAATGGAAGGTACTGATGGTATATGGGATGTAAGCTTTAGTTTGGAGGAATTTTAATGTATCAGGTATCAGAAGCATACAAAAAAGCAATGAAAGAGCCAGTGCATCGCTTCCTCATCGGTGGAAGCATATCCAATACCCCGTTCTCTGACCGGAATATACTTAAGGGCTCATTCTCAATCACCAACCAGTGCTCCGATGATTCAGAAATGAAGATAGGGCAGGTGTATGTCGGTGAGCTCAACGCCACGTTCGTTAATCTCAATGTAGAGAGATACTCTTTGCAGAATAAGCTTATCAAGCCGACATTCAGCCGGAAGACAGCAGACGGATATGAGACTATCCCACTTGGTGTGTTCAAGGTGTCAGAGGCATCATGGACAAGCTCAGGCATCGTTATCAAGGCTTATGACAACATGGCAGAGCTTGACAAGGGCTGTGATGTTAATTCAGCGAACGGCACACCTTACGAGCTGGCGCTTCTTGCATGCAAGTCGTGCAAATTAGAGCTTGGCACCACCAAGGAAGAATTTAAGAAATTCGCTAATGGAATTGAAAACCTATCTATGGTGGCAGAAAACGACATAGAGACTTGGCGAGACTTCATATCCTGGGTGGCTCAGACTTGCGCCTGCTTCGTCACAGCGGACCGCTTCGGTAAGATAGTGTTCAGAGCTTACGGCGATACTGTAGTAGATACCATAGACTCAAAGCACCGATTCACCGGAGCATCATTCTCGGACTTTGAGACACGGTACACAGGTCTCTCATGTGTGAATATTGGAGATAAGACCACATCATACTATGGAATGGAAGTTGACGACGCTCTGACTTATAATCTCGGCTCCAATCCGTTCCTGCAGTATGGTGTGGACGATGCAAAAGAGGAAATGCGTCGGGCAATCCTGCATTCTTTACAGAACATCTGCTATGTACCATTTAAGGCATCTATGATTGGAGATCCTGTATATGACCTTGGAGATGTCCTGAGCATGTCAGAGGGTATTGCAGACGGTTCAAAACTCTACTGCATCACCAAATATACATTTAATTACAACGGCGAATACGAGGTGCAGGGAGTTGGTAAGAACCCAGCTATAGCCAATGCCAAGAGTAAGACGGATAAGAACATCGCAGGGCTGATGAATCAGGACGACGAGAATCTTATACATTTTACCGTGTTCACTAATACCGGTCCGGTGGTGGTAGAGGACAAATCAAATCAATCTGTCTTTTCGATGCGCTTTATAGCAGCAAAGACCACACACGTGGCACTTGATATGGAGATACTGCTCAACGTAGAGACTACGGAAGAGGGCGAGGAGTACCAGTGGGTTGAACACGATGCGGTGGCTAAAGTCCACTATTACATCGACGGAGCAGAAATAGACTTAAGAAAGCCTGTGGAAACATGGCAGGACGGCCAGCACATCCTGACATTAAGATACGACTTGCAGGCAGTAGATGCTGCTATCCATACATGGGACGTGTGGATTGAGATGCAGGGCGGAAGTGCTACTATAGATACCTACGGCATCCATGCGGTAGCGATGGGCCAAGGCCTTGCAGCAGAGAGCGATTGGGACGGAACTATCACGGCATCCGATGAAGTTGACAGATACACATTCAGCCTTGTTAGAGACTTCACAGACTTGGCAAGCACGACACTCAACACACCCGCTCGGGCTGTACCGGGTGACATACTGGCAAGATTCGACTTTACTAATATGTTTGGACATATAGCCGACAATAGCCGGTCTTACGGCGATATGACTACATTCACTCCTTACGTTAATGCCAGCCGTGTAATGACTGATGCAGATTACAACAACACGACAGGATGGCAGGGTACCGGCGAAATTAAAAAGGGTACCAATAAGACGCTCACCACTACAGATGTACACGGAGTTACATCGGTTGAGACTGCATCACAAAACGCTGTGTTCTATGCTTCGTTCGACAGTGGCTCTACTTGGGTTGGCTGGACATCTGAGGGCTGGGTTGAGAATGTAACAATGATTAAGAAAGAGATAGAGGCGGTGCCTGAGTCGGCATGGAAGCAGTACGACAAGGTAAGATTCAGAGTCTTACTTGAAGGCGGTGCCACACTCTATGCATTACATCTATATGGAGGAACTTTACATGATTAAAGGACATGTAACGATTGAATTGCACAATCACAAGACGGGGTTGAGAGACAGGATCGAGGGTGACAACATGATTACCAATGCACTTAACTATGTTATCCCGATAGTGATGGGCGGGAACACTTCGGCTGAAAAATTAATGCCTCTTTGTGAAAAGGCACTCGGAAGCCTGATGCTGTTTGACGGCACCCTTACTGAAGATAAAAATAACATGTTTCTGCCGGCAGAAGCTCATCTCGTGGCTTTCGCCGATAGAGAGCTTGACACGACACACTCTGATAGAGGGTCTCTCAACTCAGCAGAGACATATCAGACCGACACAGGCTATCAGTCGGTGTGGGATTTTTCAACATCACAAGCAAACGGTACCATTAAGTCACTGGCATTAAGCCTTAACTATAGTTTCGGTGACAACTATATCCGAAACTCGCCTTACAATCTTGTTGGGCCGTTCAAAACATCAGGCCCATCTTGCAAGGATTTGAGTGACAAGACTAGATTCTACTGCTATGCACTATGTTACGACGTGGAAAATCAGTATCTATACTACATTGACCCACAACTTGGAGGGGTATCTTCAAGAACTGAAAGAGACGACACCGGAAAGACTAAGTATCTGTACTCTACAGAAATTCACATCATAAAGGCCTACGTGCCAACGACAAAGTTCAAGCTGGCTGATTATCCATCACCAACCAATTATGGCGAGGAAGTGACATCGTTCACAATAGAAACAGGCACATCTAATACGGACTGTCGAGGTTATTTCAAAAATGGATATGATGGCTATGCGTATATGATCACACCTATGAGCACGACTGGGAAAGTCGAAATGTACAAGCTTAAACTGTCAGATTATAGCTTTGAAATATCGGAAGTTCAGACGTTTACCGTGAAAAGCGCAAGTTTTTATAACAACTATGGACACTCGACAGCTAATAACGGCTATGCATACATTAAATCGCTCGATAAAAAAACTATCTATATAGTCAATCTGTCAAATCCCGTGGATGTACAGGAAGCCAAACTACCAAACGATTACACTCTGTCCGATGATTATCTGATGAATCTGAAAAATGGAGGGGTTAAATTTTCGACTTCCGACAGTCACTTCGGTATTTGCTATCCTGACGGCAAAGTGATTATTAATCAACAGAACGGAAACCATAGTAACGACCCCATAAGATACAATCCGCAGCTCATAACTGACAATCTTGTGGTATTTGGACATAGCGCATATTTATATTATACCTATTCGAACGGCAACCTACTCAACAATTACCTCGGCACTATCTACAATCTGCCCCAGCCGATAGTAAAGACTGCTGCAAGCTCCATGAAGGTAGTGTACACACTGACAGATATAGATTAAGGAGGCAAGCATGGCTAACCTTAAGATACACTTGGATTACAAAGGTTCGAGCAAAATTATCAAGAGGCTGTGTCAGACTGTGAACTATCTCTCAGAGGTAGCAAACGGTGACATGCGCACTGACGTCTACGATGTCAATCAAAATGGCATCGTGGACAATGCGGAGCTTGTGAACGGTCATGAAGTATGGAAGGATGTACCAGTTGACGCCAAGTTTACTGATACAGTCTACGATGATAGTTACTTGCAAGGCAAGGTAAGTGCCAACAACAACAATCTGCAGTTAATAATGCAGACGCTTTTCGACTGGAATGAGAACTACCTCATAGACAGCCAGGGTAGACAGATAGTTGATAGCTTGGGTAGACCTATATACACCTCAAGCTACAAATCTAAATTCGACACACAAGGAGGAAAATAAATGAGTGATACACAAGCACAGGCATTGGAATCGGCACGAATAGTTGACCAAAATCCTGCTACAGGAATAGCACCGGAAGACATGTTCATCATGGACTCTATTGCAAGCGGTACAAGGGCTATAAGTTATAAGGCCTTGTGCGATGCGATAGCGGTCACTCTTGGCATAGCCACAATCAAGGACACGGCAGATGGTGCTATGCAGAAGAGTGAATACGATAAGAATCACAGTGGGGCTGTTGATAACGCAGAAATATTAGATAATCACTCCGAGGAGGTAATAAATGGAAAATGAGGATATCGTAAGAGAGCTTGCTGAGCAGGGCGAGCGAATCAAGGTAGCGAACAAGAGAATTGCTGACCTTGAAGAACAGCAGCAGCGTATCCAAGACCTGACACTATCTGTGCAGGAGCTTGCGATAAGCGTTAAGAACATGGTAGAAGTGCAGAAAAAGCATAGTGACAAGCTCGCAGAGCTCGAGGCGAGACCGGCACAGAACTGGAATACTATGACGAGAACTGCTTTTACTACAATTATATCAGCAATTGCAGGAGCATTGGCTCTTGCATTGGTCAACTCAGTAGCACATTTTATGGATAGTGTCAAATGACCTATGAAAAAACTGAGCAAAAGAAAAAGGCTCAGATGA